GCTGCGGTGTTGAGCCCGCCCTGCGCGGTGAAGCGCACGGTGAGCGCGTAGGCGTTGTTGGGCGAGCCCTGCACGGTCACGCTGCCGCCGCCGTCGCCCGTCTTCGTGACCTCACCGATCGTGCCAGCGGTGCTCGCGGCGACGGGGATGCAGAACACGCGGGCCGCGCCGCCCTGCACCGCGTCCATGACCGCATCGGCCAGCGGGGACAGGCCCAGCTTGGACTTGATGGTGCTTGCGCCCATGCTGCCGAGGATGGTGATGGGCTTTTCGGTGACAGAGGGAGAGACGCCGATCTTGATGTGCAGACCGTCGCCCGTTGCCGTGGCGAAGCCGAGCAGTCCGTCCGTGACGTTGCTGCGTACATCTCTAAGCATTACTTCCTCGCCTCCTTGCTCTTACGCCCGTTCATCGGGCTGTTGTTGAACTTGGCGACGGCGGCGAGGAACTCGTCCTCCGTCATCGCCTTACCGGGCCGCCAGCCATTCGCGGCGCAAACGCCCGCGTAGGTGGCACGCCCAACCTTGTGCTGCTCACGGAGCTTGTCGATCGGCACAAGCTCCGGCGCGGCAGCGCCTTCCGGCTTCTGTGTTTTAGTCGCCATCTGTAGGCTCCTTTCTTGTGATCTTCTCCACGGACGTCACTCTGACGTCAGTCAGAGGTGCGAAGCCCGTGTCGCGGTAAACGCCGCCGTTGAAGGTGATCATCACCTGCACGGCGACCTGTGCTTTCAGGAGTGAGTCATCCTTGTCGACCCAATCCGCTCCCTCGATCTCAATGGGGACGAAGTTGCCGTCGATGTAGATGCCACGGTCAAGGCTCGCCACGAAGCGGTCGAATATCTCCTCGACTTCATCGTCGGTGTAGCCGCCGATGATCACGCCGAACGTGGTCGTCCGCTCCATGATCTTCCGCCTTTTGTGCAGCGTTCCCTCTTCGTCTCTGTATTTCTTTTTGGAACCGTTTCGGGTGAAAGTCTCACGCTCGAACAAGACCGCGCCGATGTGGGACTCCTGACTCTTCTCCAGAGCCTTCTCTGTGGTAAACGGCTTGGACTTGATGCCCGCCGCTTTCAGTTTGTCGATGAGATATTGCTTGCTTTCCGTGTAGAGCAAGAGATCAATCCTCCTTCTGGATGAACTCCTCGACCGTCGCCTTCATCTCCTGCATATCGTCCTCCGAGAGACCGAGGAAGGGACGGGCCGGGATGGTGATGCGGACTTGCTTCTTCGTGACCCACTTGCCGCCCACCTGAAAACGGAGGGCTTTCTTCTTCCGCGCTCGGATGGTGCGGCCCGGTTCTCCGAACTGATGTGTCGCCGCATACTTGACGTTCGTGCCGACCGCGAAGCCGGAGGCGTCCGACTTGGCGTGGATGGAGTTGCGGAGCTGCGCGGACTGGATGAGCGTCTTGCCGCCCTCTTGCGCGGCGCGGATGGAGGTCTTCCACCTGCGCCCGTCCGGGTCTTTGCTCTGCTTGAACCGTTCCAGCGTCGACTCGCGCACGCCCTCGGCCAGCGCCGCGTTGATGCCCTGCTTGTCGATCTCCGAGAAGCTCCTGATCCTGCGGAGCATCGCCCGCGTGTCGCCGTCGAGTCGGATGCTGTACATGGCCATGCTTCACATCCCCCTCATCTTCTCGCGGGTAAATAGGCGGCTGTTGGACTTGACCTTGAAGCCCCCCGCCGCTGCGCTCGCCGGGTCTTCCGTCTCCGTGCCGATGGACACCGTGCCCTCCGCGACCAGCGTGAGAAACTTGATCGCCGCGTTGTAGCGGTTCAGGTAGGTCTTCTGATCCGTCCCCTCGTCAATGCCGATGCGGGAGAACAGATTGTAGACCGCGATGTCCTTGGAGAACTTGTTAATGACCCTCGGGGCCGGGGCCAGAGGGACGGCGTACCTCTTGGCGAGGTAGCCGTCGATCTCTGCGTCCGCGTCGGCGATCGCCGCGTCGATGATCGGGGAGACCAGCTCTTCACGCTCGGCGGGGTCTTCAATGAAGGTGTCGCCGATGATCGCGTTGAGCGCGTCGTCCTTGACCATATCCCGCACCTCAGCGCGTGTGCTGTAGCTCATGCCGCGCCCTCCTTTCTGCCCCGGGCGGTTTAGGTGGTGGTGCCGTCAGAGCCGTAGGCCATCTGCCAGAAGCCGAAGCCCGCGTTGCCGCGAGAGTCCGCGCCGTAGATGAACTTCTTGCTCATGAAGACGTTGTCGTCGGTCTCGTTGGTCTTGGAAACGAACTTCGCCTTCTTGCGCTGCTGGTAGATCAGCGGCTTGACGGGGCGCTTGGTGCAGAGCAGGAACCAAGCAGAGTCGCTTGCGAGGCGAGGCTCCACATGGATCTCCGCCGTGCCCTGCATGGTGTTCTTCGTGCCGTTGATGAAGTCGGCGACGAGAATGTCGCGGGCGTCCGCTTCCAGCGCGGGCGGCACGACCAGCAGGTCGGGAACCAGCGCCAGAGGGCGGCCCTTGCTGTTCTTCAGGCTCATCATGGACGCACGTGCCGCCTTGTAGGCGTTCATGCTCAGCTTCGCGGTGCCCTTGTTGCTTGCCTTGTCCTTGCCGACAGGGTGGTCGGTAGCGAAGAACGCCTTGCCGTCGTAGCACTTCTCGGTGAAGCCGTTGGCCAGCAGACCGTAGACCAGCTCGTCGGGATGCAGCGCGGCGGACTCGCCGAGCATCTGAATGGAAGGATTGTAGAGGCCGATCTTGTCGTCCTCGACCGCGTTGCGGTCTACGCCGACGGTCAGCTCGAAGTCCTTGTTCCTGATGACATAGGCGGAACCGGAGAGGTTCTGGATCTCGCGCTCGCCGATCCACTCCCTCATGCCGGGGATGTCGCCGAGCCATGCATAGGTCTCGGACTCGCTGGTGCTGGGCACGACGGTCGCGACCTTTTCATAGGTGGGGTGCTGCCCTTCAAACGCCTTATTGAAGATCGTGTTGAAAGCAACATAGATGCCTCTAAGAGCCTGCGGGGTGATAATCATTTGAATGTACCTCCTTACTCAATTAGCCGCCTGTGCCCGTGGCGGCAGCGGCGACGGGAATATAGCCGCCACACTCGACGGCGACGCCCTCATTGTCCACGCGGACGACGATGCCAGCCACGGACGTGCCCGTGGCGAGCGCCGTGACGGTGTGGTCGTCCTCCATGTAGCAGGGCTTGAGAACGTGGGCGGCGGTGATCTTGTTCGCAGAGGTGGCGGTGTTGTCAAAGACGAACACGCCACGAGCAACGCGGACGACCAACTCGCCGTCTGCACCCGCGTTTGCCACAGTCTCCTCGGCGCGGCCCACAGCGGTCAGGTTCTCGGCCTTCTTGCCGGGAATCGCGTAGCCGTCCGCATCCAGAGCAACGAGTGCGCCCTGATAAATGGTGGTGCTGCCCTTCACGGGTACCGCGATGACCTTCGCGCCGTTGGCGATCTCAGGGGTATCTCTTACATCAGTCAGTTTTGCCATGATCTTAGTCCTCCTTCATACCGTACTTCTTGACGTCGTCGGGCGTGACGCCGAGCTGCTTGCAGACCAGCAGGGTGTCGGCGTCCAGTGCGTCGCTCTTGAGAGCCTTGACGTCGCCCAGTTCGATCTTGTCCATCGGCACGATCTGTGGAGCCTTCTCCACGAAGGAGCCGAAGCCCTTCGGGTCACTCAGGGCGTAGCCCTTGGCCCATTCCTTCTGCGCCGGGGTGATCTTGCCCGCCTTCAGGGCGAGGGTGACGGCGTCGTTGGCCTCGCGCTCTGCGTTCTGCTGCTTGAGTGCCTTCAGCTCCTCGGCGAGGTTGACGCCGTCGACCGTGCCGCTCTTGAGTTCCATGATCTTCGCGGTTACGTCCTCGGCGGCAGCACCTGCCTTCAGGCCCAGCAGCTCGCAGACCGCCTTGTTTGCCACGACGTTCTCGGGCGGCTGCTTCTCTGCTTCCTTGAGGCTGCGGTTCTCGGCGAGGCAAGCCTTGAGCGCCTCCATGACCTGCTCCTCCGTGGCGTCCTCGCCCAGACCGAGCAGCTCCGCCAGCTTCTTGATGTCCATAGAATGTTGTCCTCCTTCAAAATTGTCTGAATTGACGATGGGGTTCATCCCCTCGATCGCCGGAGTGTTGGTAAGCGCCAGCGAGTGGAGCCCGACCGCCTTGTTGTCCGCCTTGCGGACGTTCACGACCGGGGAAAGGTAGCGGTACTCCTTGTTCTCAAGGTACCGCGCCCCTCGGGGCGTCCACTCGACGACGGCCTTGATCTGTCCATCCTCCAGCTTCAGCTCCTTCACCCATCCGGCTGCGGGTGCCTCGCACCCTTTGAGCGTCTGGTGCTCGTAGTCGACGACGAGATCCACGCCGCGCTTGGCAATCTGCGCCTTCATCGCCTTGTAGCTCTCCTCGTCCACATCAAACTCACCCTTCGAGCTGACAACGTGGCCGATGGGGAGGACGAAGATCGTCTCCGGCGCTCCCGCGAGCTCCACATTGCCGCCTTTCAGGGTCAAAAAACCGTCCATTTGCATCTGTCCTCCTTTGGTGTCGCCGCGAGCCGCACGGAAACGGCGTTAGAGCGCGTGCGCACGCCCCTTAATTGTCGCACCCGTCAAATTACCCTACCGAGAGCAAAACGCGCACAGCGGGGCTCTGTGGCCTTATGGCGGTGTGTTCCCCTTTTCGCGCTCTTGGTACGCCTTTTTGAGCGGCTCGGGGTAGCCCGTGAGGTCTGGCTGATAGCGTACCTTGGCGGGGTTGGTATCGAACTGCGGGTCGGGCAGGATGTTGACGAAGCGCCCGTCCTCCAGCCGCGCCGCCCTCGGCGCTTCGGTCTCCACCGTCAGCCCCCGCTGCTCCATCTGACGCTTGGAGAGTGTCTTGACCGTGCAGCGGCACTTGAAGCCGTTGGGTGGGAACCATGTGTCCCAAATGGGATCGTCCGCCATGAACACGCGCCCATCCATCGCGAGGTGACTCGGGCGGGTCTTCGAGTCGTTGACGGCGTCGTACTGCCAATAGGGCCGCAGTGCCTTGACGCCCGGTTCGGTCATCTGCTTGTAGTGGCCCACATTGTAGGCCGTCTGGATGTTGGTGCGGAAGATGTTCTCGGCTTGGTAGGGCGTGATGCCCTCGTAGCCCTCCACTTCGAGGAAGTCGTTCATATTCTCGCGGAACTCCGCGAGGCTGTTGCCCTCCTCCAGCGCGGCCAGCAGCTCGTCGTAGAACTTCTTGAGCACCTGCGCCTTCGTGTAGCCGCTGACCGTAAAGGCGAGGGCGCGGTACTCGGCGGCGATCTGATAGAACCGCGAGGCGGTGACGGGGACGCGCTCTTTGAAGTACGCGACCGCCTCCTCAAAGGTCATATCCTTACGGCTGAACAGCGCGGTGAGTTCATCCATCCTCGACCACCCGCCCCTCAAGGTCGGCGTAGAGCATGACCTTCTGCAGCAGCTCCTCGACCTCGGAGACGTCCATCGCGGCGTAGAGCTCGGCGACGGCTGCGTCGTCCTCCATCAGCTCACGGAGCTGTTCGAGGCTGTCGGCTTTCTCGATCATTTTGAGAACCGGCTCGAACGCACGCTTGAAGCTGCCCGCGCCCTTGCGGAGCGCTGCGGCGGCGAGCCTGTCGATGTGCTGCTGCGTGCCGATCGGTGCGTCGGCTCCCGCCTTGAGGGAGAGCAGCGCGTCGCTCTTGAACGGCAGCACGCCGCCCATGCCGCCCCCGTAGGTGGGCTTTGCGATCTCCTCGCCCTCCTCCGGCTCAGGGATGGAGAACTTCTTGTAGACGAAGCTCGTGGGCACCCGAAGCCCGACCTTTTCAATGAGCGTGCCGAGGATGGTCGCCGTCTGCGTCAAGTCCTCGGACTCCTCACAGTCGAAGCGGATGTAGGGGATGCGCTTGTCCTCGCCGAAGTTGAAGATGCACAGCGGGCGGATGAGGTCGCGCCGGAGGGTGGACGCCAGCGCCTTGCAGTCGGCGACGGTGAGATCGTGCCGGACGTCGTTGTGCGTCTTGCTCTGCGCGTAGCTGCCGCCGCCCGAGTCGGAGGTCAGCGTCTGGCCGAGGATCGCCTTGGAGATCTGCTCGTCGCAGTAGCGGGCCAGCCGCTCATAGAGGTCAGAACTGGAGGTCTTCTCCGTGGTGATGAAGTCGATGCTCGTGCCGTCCGGGATGATGCCCGCCGCGTCGGAGCCGATCTGGATGAGGGCTTGCATGAGCGCCGCCTTGTCGCTGTCGCTCGCTCCCGGTGCGTACTTGCCCAGCCGGAGCGGCAGACCGTAGATCTCGGCGAAGCTGGCCCAGTCCTTCAGGTCGTAGTTCTTGAAGAGATACATCCACGCCACGACGCGGAGGATGCCAGCCCGGGAGGTGTGGCCGCTGCGGGCTTTGTACTTGTGGACGATGAACTTGTTCGCCGGGAGCAGGATGCCCTCCGGCGCGTCCTTCGTCCGCACCTTGAACGAGTCGTCCAGCGTGTCCCAAAAGAAACGCTTCTGATGCCGCGTCTTGATGTCCTGCACCACGACGTGCCCTTCGTCATAGCCCCACAGGATCTCGGAGACGGCGAAGCCCTTGCCGATCGCGTCGAGCAGGTCGTTCTCCACGTCCTCGAAGCTCTCGATGCCGTTGAGCTGCTCTTCGATGAAGTCGGCGATCTCCTTGTCCAGCGGTTCGTCGCCGAATGGGATCACCTCGAAGTCAAGGCCCGTGACGGCATTCTTGCGCGTCTGGAGCTGACTGAACAGATGCGGGTCTTTCTCCTCCATCTCCTCAAAGAGCTCCATCTGCCGAAGCACGTCGCCCGCGTCGGCCTCGCGGAAGATCTCCGCCAGCTTGACAGGCGTCAGGCCGTTGCTGGGGTACTCGCTGTACTTGTCGGAGACCTGCGCTACGGCGACCTCCCGCGTGTCCGGGCGTCTGAGCCGGGTGACAAACTGCTTGAGTCGGTTCATTCCCGCACCTCCTCGATGCGCCGCTGGGCGGTGGAGAAGTATTCGTCATCCAGCTCGATGCCGATGAAGCGCCGTCCCGTCTTCTTCGCCGCGACCAGCGTGGAGCCGCTCCCGGCAAAGGGGTCGAGGATGAGGTCGCCCGGTTTTGTGACCGAGGAGATGAGGTTTGCCAACAGGCCCACGGGCTTCTCGGTGGGATGCACCATCTTGGAGCTGTTGATCTTCGGGAAGGTGACAAGGTCTTTCGGACGGCTGCCGGGGAAGCTGTACTTGCCCTTGACCGCGAAGACGATGTTCTCATGCGACGGGGCAAACGCCGCCTTGGTGTCGCCCATGCCGTGGTAGACCTTATCCCAAATGACCTCGCTCTTGACGTTGAAGCCCGCGATCTTCATCGCGTCGATGAAGGTCTGCTCCACGTCCCAGCGGGTAAAGCAGATCAGGCCGCCGTGCCCGGACTCGCCGGACTTGAGCACGCGGAAGGCGTCGTAGAGGAACCAAATGAAGGGGCTCTTGTCGTTCTTGATGGACGCGCCCGTCTGAGAGACGTAGTTGATGCCGTAGGGCGGGTCTGTGATGATCGCGTCGACGCTCTCCGGCTCCATCTGACGGAGCACGGTGAGGCTGTCGCCGTGGATGATCGTGTTCTCTTGGATGATCATGTGCCTCACCTCCTTAGTAGGCTCCGCGCCGGAAGTCGAGGGCGCGGGCGATGACGCTTCTGTAGTCGACCCTGCGCCCGGTCTTGACGTCCAGCGCCAGCTTGACCGCCATCTGAAGGCCGTCCGGCGCGTCGTCGTTCTTGCCCATCGGGTACTCGGTCATCTGCTTTAACAGGGTCTTGTGTTTCTTGCTGAATTTGATGTAGCCATTCTTCACGAACGGCTGCAGGGACTGAATGCGGGCGTCCTTGTTCTGCGTGCTGTTGATCTCCTCGATGGGGAGGTACTCGCCGACCGCCGCCGCACGCTGCCGCATGATCTCGGCGAAGTAATACTGGAACTGCACCGTCTCCACGCCGAACTTGTAGTAGGGCCGCTTGTACTCCCGCTGGAGGCGTCGGCTCGCATCGAGGGCGTCCTCGATAATCTGATCCGGCTTGCGCTTTGCGGTGTTCGCGATCACGACGTAGAGGTAGCCCGTCTGCGTGTCCTTCGCCAGCGCGATGATGGAGCTGGTGTCCGACTTCTTGTTCTTGCCCAGTGACGGGTCGTTCGCGCCGATAAAGAGGAACTTCGGGTCGGAGAAGTCCGGCTGCACCTTGCCCTCGTCGTCCCAAAAGTCGAACCACTCTTCTTGGAAGGTGCAGTTCTCCGGGTCGATGGGGTCGTTCTGGATCTCGCTGTTGAACGCTGCGGGGCCGATGTTGACCCGCTTGCACATGAGGTCGTAGTAGCTCCACTTCTCCTCCCACAGGACTTCCGTGCCCTCCAGCATCGCCTCGCGGTTCGCGTCAAAGAAGGCATAGGCCGTCTCCTCGTGTGCCGCGTCCGCGATGTTGGTGTAGATCTCCTCCCATGCGTCCCACAGTTCGCTGTGTTCTGCCCAGCAGATGACACCGCGATACTTGAACGCCTTGTACTCAGGGCGGGTGGAGACCCACGCCAGCAGCGAGTCATAGCGGAGCAGCGTGCCGATGTAGACGATGTCGGTGTAGGTGTCGCCGCACTCGCTGACCGCTTTTGCGAACCAGTTCTTCATCTTCTGCCGCTGATCCGGCGTGTTGACGTTCTCGTCGTTCTCCAGATCGTCGCAGACGATGAGGTCGGGACGCCACTGCTTGTGACGTCGGCCACGGATCTTCTTGCCCGAGCCGATTGCCTCGATCTTGACGCCGTTGGCCAGCAGGATGACGGAGGACTTCCAGACCTTGCCCTCCAGCTCGCCGAAGTCTTCCTTCAGGGCGGCGTTCTCCTCCAGCTCCGTCTTGATGTCGGCGAGGAAGCCCTCGGCCTGTTCCGAGCTGTCGGAGAGGATGATGATGTAGTGCTTGTAGCCGTAGACGGCGGCGTGTAGGTCGTCCTTGAAGGTGAAGGTCGTGCTCTTGGCATGACCACGGGGCGCTTCGATCGCGCGACGGCACCCGTCCGCGCGGCTGATCTGCTTGGCGTCCTGCTCTGGGTTCATCCCTTTCAGCACGCCCTCCCGCCATATCCTGTCCAGCTCGCCGTGGAACTTGGGCGACGGGCGGACGAAGTAGTGCGCGAGGTAGGCCCGCCCGAAGTATTCAAGGTCGAAGGCTCCGAGCTTCCGGCGCAGTCCCTTCGGCCCGGTCAGTTCCTTTCCGGCCCTGAAGTCCTCAAGGAGCTGCGCCCGCTGCTCGGGGAAATTGCCGTCCTTCGTGACGTACTGCTCGAACAGCTCCAGCTGATACGCGCGGTTCGCGACCGTTTCCCGGTCTTCTGGCTCCGTGAGCTTTTCGAGGTAGTCGTTCAGGTCAATCTTCGCCATCTGCCAGCACCTTCTCCCTTGCACGCTCCAGCACGTCGTGCAGCTCGCCCGCAAGCTCGGGGTGCTGCTTGATCGCCGCCATGAGCTCCGTCTCCATCTGCTCGAAGGCGAGCTCGGCTTTCTTCTTCATGTCCTGCCGCACGCGCTTTTCGTAGGTGGCGTTCCGGGCGAGGCTCGCGATGAGCCGCCCCGCTTTGTCCAGCGGCATTTCCTGAAAGTCGTCCTCGGCGGTACTGACCCGCTGCATGAGCCCGTCCATGAGCACCATCGACGCCGCCTTCGTGTAGTCGAGATCGGGGTGGGCCTCCACCGCCTGTGCGATCGCCTGAGTGCGCTGGATGGTCTGCGCCACGCGCTGCGCCGCCTGTGTGGTGCGGATCGCATAGCGCCCGATCGCCGACTTGCTGATCTCGTAGCCTTCGGCTTTGAGCCATGCCGCCAGCTCTTCATAGGTGTTGGAGGTGTCCGCGAGCCGGACGTCGAGCTGCCCCTTAATATCGTCCGGGAGCTTGTCGATCGTCGAGCTGACCCGCGTCCTCCGCCGCTCTGCCTTAGACATCGATGCCCGGGTCGTTGATCGTGCCCTCGACGAGATCGACGCCCTTGCGGGTGAGCTTGATGATGGAGTCCTTGCGGTAGGCGTTGTAGGCGTTCACCGATCGGTCGGTGAAGGTCACATAACCCGCCTCCTGCAGATACTCGATCGGCTTTGAAATGTCCGGCGAGTAGATCAGGCCGTCAGCGACGAGGGCGTTTGTGATCTGACGGACGAGCAAGGCGTTCTGACTGCCTTTTGCGAGGGCTCGGACGATGTAGCCCCGGATTGCTTTGTTCTTGCTGACCTCCTGCTCGGTCAGCTCGTCAAGGATTGCCATGAGGTCACTCCTCCTTTCCTTTGGCTTTGCCTCCGTAGAGGATCTGGTCGAGCTTGTCCTCGACCCTGTTCATGACCCGAATGTAGTCCTCCCGCGTCACATAGATCAGGGGGAGGTCTGCCTTCAGGTCGTTGAGGTTCTTGTCCAGTGCCTTGATGTCCTCGGCGTTCCGCTTGTCCGCCTCTTCAAGACTTGTGAGCGTCTTCTTCATAAAGAAGGTGAGCGCACCGACGACGACGGTACACAGCAGCGACGCCGCCGCGCCGATGAGGGCGGTGATCTGAGAGACGTCCATGTGCCGCCCTCCTTACCGTTCCGCTTCGCCTTCGATGAGCGCACTCTCCGGGAGGGTGATGTACGGCTCGTTCTGCTTGATCTCCAGCACAGCGGCCTCGATGCACTTCGTCAAATACTCGTCGAAGCTGCCGAGGTTCTTCGTGATGACCCGCTGCGCCTCCGGCGCGATCGACGCCTTGACCTCGTCAAAGACCTGTTTGCCCAGCGCGACCAGCTCCTCGCGGCTTGCCTTGCCGCCCTTGACCGCCTCGCGCAGCGCCTTTGCCGTGGTCTGCTCCATTGCGCCCACCGACAGCGTGGCGAGGTTCGCAACGTCCTCCAAGGCGTCGTCCAGCACCTTGCGGGTGGATGCGTCCTCGATCTGCGCGGTCTGCGCCTTCAGCTTGGATGTGCCGAGCCGGATGTAGTAGACCGCGTAGGCCCCGGCGAGGGCCAGCACGGCGAGCGCGACGTTGACCAGCAGCTCGGTCGCCGCGCTCTGGATGATCTCCATGCTCATGTTTGGTGTCCTCCTTTGGATATAAAAATAAGACTATGAGCTATGCTCATAGTCTTATTTTACCGTCCCTTTCAGGAACCTTATATATGTACTGCTTCTTAGAAATGTTGTCTTAGAACGTAGTGTTTTCCGGCTCGTCGCCGTAGTCGAGAAGGCTCATCTGTCCCTCCAGCTTCCCCTCGCCGCAGAGCTGCCGCACCCACCGCTCCGTCACGCCGTACTTGCGGGCGAGCTCGGGGTGGTTGTAGCCGTTGAACTCCGCTTTGATGTGAGCGTCTCGGACAGGGCGAAGGACACTCTCCGGCTTCTGGAGGTAGATGGTCGAGCCGCCGACGACCGAGCACAGCTTGTAGTAGTTCTCGACGCCGATCGTCTCTGCGATGATGCGGTTGTCGCCGTCAGGAACCATGTCGATCGTCAGCTCCTTTACGAGGTCTTCCATGTCCCGCCCTCCGTGTCCTTACTCGCTTGCTTTCGTGAAGAGCTTCCCCAAGATGCCGAACAACTCGCCGACCGTCACCTGCTCGCCGAACTTCTGCCGCCAGAACTCGGGGGAGTTGATGACGTCAGCCTCCACGAGCGTTTCAAGCCCCTCTAACTGATACGCCGGGAACTCCGGCTCCTGCTCCTCCGGCTCGCTCGGCGTGGACGTCTGCGGCACCTCGAACGCCATGATCTGACCTAACAGGGCGACGATCTTGCTGCCGTAGCCCTTGCCCGGTACGGCCCAGCCCTTGCCGTTGGGGTTGTCGCTTGCGCCCAGCCATTCCACATACTGCGCCGAGCCCCGTGTCACGAGGGAGAAGCGCGGGTCGACGCACCCGTTCACGAGCGCCGCCTTGGAGGCGTATGCCTTCAGGTGCTGGATCTGCGCCCGGACGCCCGTGCGCGGGTCGGGGAAGGTCGCCGCCTGTCCTTTGACGTTGCCGTTCAGCGCCCCAATGCCCGCATAGTTGTTCTGCGTGGGGAGCACGATGCCGCCGTACTTGAAAAAGCCCGTCTCGTGGAGGCTCTGCGCAAAGGCGACGTCGCCGCGCACGCCCTCGGCCTCGCCCTCTTCGAGGAAGAACTGCGCCAGCTGCTCCAGCGAGCACGCCGGGAGCTGCGGCTCCGCGTTCTTGGATCGGGCGAACAGCGCCATCTGCTGCGCGCTCGCCTTGGCCTTGCCCATGATCTCCGTCTTGCCCGCCTCCGTGGTGGTCGCGCCGCCGTTCAGCTCCGTGAGCTTTGCGGCGACCTTCTGCTTGAACTGCGCCCAATGGGGCAGGATGTACAGCGGGCAGTTCTTCCTCGCTCCCTGCACGATGGAGTCCGGGTGGCCCATCCAGTGGTTGTGCGTGTACAGCTCGTTCACGCTCAGGCCGTGCTTCTTCAGCAGCAGTGCCGCCAGCAACACACCGTTCTCCTCTGCCTTGCGGTCTTCCTTGCTGCCCGAGCCGTCCATGATGATCTCAATGGAGAGCGTCGTCTCGTTGCCGCCCGTGGCCTTCCGGCCATCGCCCGCGTGCCAGCCCACCTCGTCCTCTCTCAGGTTCTGCCATGCGTTGATGTCGTCGACGTAGTAGTGGACGCGGGCGTCGTTCATGTTGCCGTTAGGCCACGTCGCACGGGTGTACTGCTCGGCGTCCTCCTCCACGTTCTTCAGGTCGTTGGTGTTGTGGATGGTCACGCCCTTGACCTTGCCCGTGCCGCCCGAGAGCAGACGGTCAGCCTTGTACTGTGCGCCCTTCTTGTATGCGCCGGAGTCCTTGGGCCAGACCGCGCCCCACGGGATGATCTTCTCGTTGATGACGAGGCCATGCTCCGTCCTCGTCGCGTCTGGTGTCAATTTTGCCATGATGTGAATCCTCCTATAAATTCATGACCGGGTTGTAGACCTTCTCGACATACTCCCCGATGCTGTATTGCTCGCGCCCCTCTTTTTTGAGTTGCTGCATGAACCGATCGGTCTCCACCGCCAGCTTCATCAGCTTCAGGATGCCAACCTGCTCCGATGTCACTTCGTGCAGCTCCGGCCCCACCGTTGCCATGATCGCCTTGCGGAGGTAGAAATCTGCGGTGTAGACATCCATCTCGCTGAAATCCTCCCACACCTCCCGGGCAAACTTCTTGCGGTTGAGCCGGGGCTTATCAGGTGGGAGAACGCCGTCCGCTTGGAGTTGCTTCTTGATCGCCGCACGCTCGGCCTTCTCCCGCTGCGTGAGGCGTTTCTTCCCCTTTGGCATTACATATCACCTCCCGCTGCTTCCGTGCCGTCTCCGCCCTCCTGCGGGCCGTAGCCGAGCCTTGCGCGGTAGACATTCACCGCCCGCATGACCTGTGCGGTGGCTGCGTCGCTCGCCAGCTTCTCGCCAAGGCGCTGCCGATCCTGCGCCGTACCCTCCGTGGAGGTTGCGCGAGGGATCTCCGCCATGTCCTCTGCGTGTAGCTCTGTCAGGCGGCGGGCAACATTGGGAGGGAGTTGTTCATAGTAGACCCGCAGGAACACAAGCCCCGTGTCCCTGCAGATGTCCATGCCGCTGCGGATGCTGTCCTGCATCCGCGCTATGCGTTCCAGCGCCGCGAGGATCGCTCGTTCCTCTATCACAGCTCCGCCTCCTTCCGGCGCTGCCGTGCGAGGATCGCCTTGAGCCCTTCGATGACCTTCTCGCATTGCGCCATGTTCAGCCATTCGATGCGGTCGACATGGGCCACGCGCTTGACAAAGCCTTGAATGCGGCGCGGGTCGTCATTCCAGCCCAGCGCCTCGCACAGCGCGTAGATCTTCCGGCGCTGCGCGGTGGTGCGGATGTCGCCGCCCGTGTCCGTGCGCTTGTCCCGCACACTCCGACTCACACTGTCCTTCATGTTCTGCAGCACGCGGGCAACAGTGTTGACCTCGCCCTGCGTCAGCATCTTCATGGACTCCTTGCCTGTCTCGCGGTAGACAACCGCGTGCAGGTCTTCGTCCGTGAGGTGCAGCTCCGGCGACTTCGCGATCGCCCACAGCGTGCGGATGGAGGGCTGTTTGCGCCCAGTCCTTGCTGCTGTCATTCCGTGAGCCCCCTTCCTCAGTTGCCCGCCTTGATCTGCTCCAGCTTGGCGATGTTCACCTCATAGCCGAACACGTCGCTCTGTTTCCACGTTGCGCCCACGGCGTTCACTGTGTCCTCACCGTACTTCTTCAGAGCCTCCTTGCTGACCTTCTCTTCCACCACGATGCAGTCCGTCATCTGGCGGGACTTGAGGCGGCGGATGATCTCCTCCAGCTTCTCCTTCGCCCGGGGCAGCGAGACGGATGTGGAGAGCCGGAAGCCTACCTCGCCGAACGTCAGCACCATCGACTTCGTCTTGCCCATCTCGTCCCTGTGGTCGGTGACGAAGCTCTTGATCTCGCGCTCCAGCTTGGCCACATTGTCGTTGAGCGGCTTGCTCTGCTCCTCGGCGACCTTCTGCGCCCCTAAGATTTGCTTCTGCATATCGCTCTGGATCTCGCCCAGCGCGATCTGCGCCTCGGCGATCTGACGGAGGGCGTCGTTTACGTCCTCCCATGAATGGAGGCTCGGGGCCTCGACTACTCGTTTCCTTGCCATGTTTGCGGCTCCTTTCAATTTGTTAATGTTGCGGGCTTTACGCCCGGTAGTCTCGCTTGGTGCGCTTGCCGCGCTCCGGGATCTCGGTGAACAGTGCCACAAGACCCATCGGCAGCGTCAGGAGGATCGCTGTCGCGTCCCGATCCTCCGGCGTCCCGCCATAGGCCGCCATCAGGAGCAGCACGCCGGAGAGCAGGATGAGGATCGCTCCGCTGATGCGTTCTATTCTCATATTCGCTGTCCCTCCTCAAAGCATCATCATGGACGACGCCTGTGCTATGGTCTTCACCGTCACCGTCTCCTCGCCCGTCTCCTTGAGGATGCGTCGGACGTTAGAGAGCGTGCGGTCGAGCAGTCGGAAGCACCCGGTCTGCATATTGCACGCCCGCGCTTTCAACTCCACCAGCGCCTCCGGCTCGATCTGGAAGTCCGTGAGATAGCCCTCCACCTCCGAGGGGGAGAGGCCCCGCAGCGAGGCATAGAAGTCCACTCGGTTCGCCATACGCACGAGGTAGGTCTTGATCTGTGCCTCCAGTTTCGGCTCGCCCGCGATCACAAGACCCACGTCGCTCTGATCGAACACCGCCCGCAGGATCTCCATTTTCTTCTGTGTGTACTTGCTCACCAGCTTGTCCGCCTCGTCGATGATCAGCAGGTATCCCTTGTTCGTGTTGAAGAACTCCCGGATGCCGTTCACCCTGCGCCAGATCGTGCCGTAGCCGTTTGGGAGCCCGATGCTCCGTTCAATCGCCTCCACAAGGTCGCGGCTGCTCATGGTGTCGTCGCACTCGATGTAGGCCACGCGGGAGAGCTTCGCGTACTGCCGCAGGGCGTAGGTCTTGCCGTAGCCACTGCGGGCGACTACGATGCCGAGGCCAATGTACTCCTGACAGCTCTGGCATACACCGAGCACGGCCTTCGCGTCCCGGCTCTCAAAGAATACGGGTGTCTGCCACGTCTTGCCCTCTGACTCCGCCAACGGCGTCGTCAGGTCGACCGCCTCGCCCGTCTGCCGGGTGAGGAAGTCCGTCAGCTTGCTCTCAAGGTCGTTCGGGTTGCTGTCATACTTGCCCGTGAGATACCGGGAGACGGTGGTGCGGCTGTAGCCGATGTCCTTGGCGACCGCCGCGATGCTTGAGTGCTGCGTCTGGATGTAGTTGTTCACGCGCTGCGCGAGGGGGCTGATGTTGGTGTAGATTGCGGTGCGCTCTGCTGCTGTAACTTCCATAATGTACCTCCGTTATTATTCGTTCATCGCTCTCAAAAGAGAGAGTGCCTTGTCGCCTTTGGCGTTGAGGAAGGTGTCGTCCGTGGCCTTCTTCCGGCTCGTCTTGCTTGCCTGTTCCGACCGGAACATTCTGTCCTTGGGCAGGGAGACCAGCTTCTGGCTCGGCGTGGCCTTGATGGTCAGGTCGATCATACCCACTGCATCCGAGGGCCTTGCGCCGTCCTCGAGCCGCAGCTCGTAGGGGCGGACTCGCTCCTCCAGATACTCCCTGACCTCTCGCTCGTTTCGTTTCTGATCTCGCAGATGCTTCTCCAGTGCCGCCTGAGAACAATGCGGGCCGAAGGCGAGCAGCTCGGCAGACACCGCCTCACAGATCTTCTTGCCGTCCATGTCGTACACATAGAGCTTGGTGACATCGTCGATGTCCCACTTGATGTTGACTTTCTGATTGACGTAGTAGGCGAGCTCCGTGTCCGTGTAGAGTGTGCCGAACTTGTTGATGCCTTGGTTTGTAACGCGGGCGGTCGCCGCCTTCATCAGCAGCATCGCTGCGTACTCTCGGGGTGGAGCTGCCTTTTCATAGCGCGGGCCGTTCTCGAACATCTCGATCGGCGTAACCCATTTCTCGCCCGCGTCGCTCAGGCCGCGATGCTTGCGGGTGTGATACTTGGTGTTCTTCCACTCCGTCCAGACTTCGAAGAACTCCTCCATCGTCAGCAGCTCCCCGCGCTCCAGCATCTGGTCGATGTCCTTCTGCCGCTTGGCGTAGGTCTTGGAGCCTGTCAGCGTGCCCGTGTAGCTCTCAAACCACTTGGAGAATTTCGAGCAGACCGTGGAGAAGAAGCGTTCGATCGGTTTGTCCCAAGGCTGATACGGCAGCGAGCGTCCGACCTCTTGGATGCCGATGCTCTGATAGAAGCCGACCGTTTCCGAGTCAAACGCGAAGTCAAGGTCGATTTTGCGTTGCTTGCGGTTCTTGCGGTTCTGCCCGGTCATGACCTCGGCAGTATAATCCTTGCCGTTGTCGACGTGCAGGATGTGGGGAACGCCGCCCGGATTGCTGTAGATCATTTTGACCAGCGACTCCTTCAGCGTCTGCGAATTGGCGTTGACGCACGCTACATCGCCGATGATAGCGCGGGAGCGCATATCCAGCCACGCAACCAGCTTCGGGCGCACGGCCTTGATCTTGCCGTTTGGGGCCGTCCACTGCACCCAAAAGTCGAAGGTGTGCTCGTCGCCAACAACATACTCCATGACTTGAAGGCTCGTCGCGTCGCGCTTGCCCTTCATCATCCGCTTGTTCTTCCACTCCCGCGTCCCATTGGCGGCGAGGAACCGGGCAGACTCCGCACCCCGCTGTCCCATGAGGAACTTGATGTACCGGGCCACCGTCTTGATGGAGGGATACTCCTCCCACTCCCGTCGCTCCGCCTCCAGCTCAAACCGTTCATAGAGCATCTCGATCGTGCCGAGGTTCGCCGCGAACCGCTTGTCGAACCAGATGTTCTCAATGATCGCCTTCTGCTCGTCCGTCAAGCTCGGGAACGTACCCGTCTCCTTTGGCTTCCGGCACAGTGCCAGCGCCCGGAAGTAGTCCCGGCTCTTGCCGTCTTCCTTCTCCAGCTTCAGCGCCCATGCGTTCGCCTCCAGCACGTTCTTCATGTAGCGGTACAGGCTCTGCGGGCTGATCCCCAGCCCCAGCGCGTACCGCTCAGCGTAGCCCGTGCGGTCAGGGCCGTCATAGTCGATGAAGTCTTGCACCCGTGCCGCCAGCTCTACCGCCTCATAGAAGCGCTTCTTGTTCGCCTCCGTGTACTGGTTCAGGTCGGCGGTGACGTACCACGGCACGGCCTCCTGCGCTCTCTTGTCTATGATGACCTCACTCCCTTCCACCTTCTGCGCGGCTCGCCATGCCTTCCGCGCCTTTGCCGAGAGGGAGCTTGTCGAGATCAACACCTGATCCTTGCCGCCGCCCTCCCGGGCCTGTGACTTTACGTTATGCTGTTCGGGGCTTCTTTGAACGCGCTTCTTCATGGCCTCGTAAGTGATACCTTCAAAAGCCGCTGCCTCCTCCAGCGTGATGAATACGTCCGGCACTCCGTTCCCTCCCTTCCGTGCGTCATGCCGCGATCGCCCGCTCCGCCTTCTTCGGGTCGAGCGCGAGGGTGGCGATGATCGCCGGGAGGTACTTCTCGCCGGAGCGTGTTCCGTTCAGGATGTAGCTCATGTACTGCGGGCTTGTGCCCACCGTGGCCGCCAGCTCCGCCCGGCTCATGTCCCGGTCAGCCAGCGCCTTCACCACCATCTTCCCGAACGGCGTCAGCCGTTTCTTCGGGCCTCTCATCGCTTGCCCTCCTTTCCCATCGTTCTTAGACTTACTTCCGAATGACCGCCCAGCCCAGCGAGACTGCCACGCCTATGAACGCGGTGACGCTCACGGCGGGGACAGGGCAGCGCATCAGCAGCAGCGCCGCCGCGAAGCCAAGCGTCGCGAGGATGATGAGCCCCGCCGTGATGATGAACGCCGCCGCGCTTTGCGCCGTGCGCCCCGCACGCTTTCGCGCCTCCCGCTTCACTTCTCTCTCAAGTAAGTTGAGAACGAGGTCGTAGCTGCGCACGCTCTGCGCCGCTTCAAAGAATTGCTGCTCCATCCCCGGCAGCGCCCGGAACGGGTCGCGGGGGTTGCCCGCCTCCCGCAGCCGCGCCGCCGCGTTTCGCCGTGCGATGACAGTCGCGCCGATCGCGGTCTTGAGGTCTTCTGTGCTGAACATTCTGCTGCTCCTTTCCTTTGCCCTCCCGATCGTGTATAATGGAGCTGGGCCGCTGCCCGGGGAGGGGGTGTTGTCTATGGCTGATGCTGCCCTTGATGCCGTCGAGCGTGTACTCGACGAGGTCGACAAGAGCCGCGACGTTGACTGGTCTATTCTCGGCGAGCGTCTTCGCTCTGCCATTCTCGACTCTGGCGAGCACGTTGACGCTGGGTTCACCGAGGCCCAGAAGGCGGCGATTGTTGCCGTCTGCCGGGAAACTTATTATGCGGCGTCAGTAGTCGCAAGGGCCTACGCCTTCAAGGCTGTCGAGGCTCTTCTGGAGCGGAGCGGCGAGTGAGCGCTTCTGCTGCGTACTCCATGCGCCCCTCCCTGATCCTCTCCGCCGCCTCTCGGATTGCTTTCACTGGAGGATGGTAGTAGGCGGGAGCATCATCCGGAGCCGTCCGCTTGTCGGGCGGCTCTTTCCCTTTGAGTGGCTCGCCTGTCAGCCATGCCAGCCAGCACGCGCGGCAGCTCACGCCGTCACAGTGGGCGGGGATGATGGGCGGGCACGGTGCGGAGATGATGTCCGCGATCTCGCCCGCCGTGGCCTCCGGGGCCTTGAGTAGTTCAAGTCCTGTCATGCTGCGCCTCCCGGTACTTCTTCACCGCGTGGTTCATGGTGTAGAGGCGGTTCAACTCCCGGAGCAGCCGCTCATACTCCCGCTGCATCGTCTCCCTCGCGTGGCCCGTCAGCTTGCCCATCTGCCCGTCGACGTCGACCGCCATGCGGAACACGTTGCGGTAGATCGTGCAGTCGTTCTCCGGGCACTCGCCGAGAAGCGCCGTCCCGAGCTGGTGGAGCTCCTCCAGCCGATGCGCCGGGATGCGCTCTGTCTCGTGCTGGAAGCCGTTGAACAGCTCGCCGCCGTCCTTGGTGTATTCGTCCACCTCCCGCAGCAGGTGCCGCAGCCGGGAGAGGTCTTCAAAGCTCACGCCCTCCAGCACCGTCTCCCACGCTGCGCCCGCCTCGGCGATCTGCGCCGCATAGTGCTCGCACTCGTTCTCCTGCAGGATCTGTCCGTCCCGCAGCGCCGCAAGGTAGGCCAGCGCCTCATGCCCGCCAAGCAGGGCGGTCAGGGTGTCCTCAGCGTGCCTCACGCCCTCGATGTGCTCCCGCAGCGCTCGCTCGCTCCGCTCCCGGATGCGCAGGTCTTGTGCCTCCGCGTCCTCGTAGAGCTGTCCCAGCGGGCACTTCGCGCAAATGGCGTCCAGCTCCTCCTGCGTGTGTCCGGCCCGGTTCTTGCACCGTTCGTCGCACACGAACGCCAGCAGCTCTTCGGGGTTGCGCGGCATGGGGCCGTCCAGCCGTCCCGCGCCGAAGGTGTCCGGGTCGGTGATGACCTCACTCTCCGGCAGGAAGCCGATCTGATGCAGCGCCATCTTGAAGCCGTAAAGCTCGTGCGCGGCGGTGCGCGGGTCGGTGTCGGGGTAGTGCTTGCTCTTGACCTGCGTGGCAAGGCGGCGCGTCCAGCCCTCAATCAGGGCGGCGGGCTCCACTGTCTCCTCGGTATAGCTCTCATTCGTTTCCACGGCGGCGGTGTAGGTGGGCGGCTCGTCCGTGATGTCCTCCTCGGACTCCAGCCCCCGTGCCAGCTCCACGGCCACCTCCAGCGTGTCCGCGTCGTCGTACTCCATCGCGCCCCGGTCGATGTCCAGATTGCCCGTGTAGACCTCCGCGTCGATCACGCCGTACTCTCCGAGGGCCGTGCCCTCGTACTCGCGCTTCTCGCGGTCGTTGAACTTGACCACGAGGAAGCCGTTGATCTTCTTGATCTTTCTCATGCTGCCGTCATTCCTTTCTGCCCTGCCATCTTCAGACCGGGTGGGGCAGTTCCCGGTGACGCCCTTCCGGGCGTTTCGGCTTAGTGGTGGGTCGCTTCAAAGTTCTCGATCGCCCAGCGGTTGCCCGTGGCGTACACGGCCCGCCGCGTCCGATCCTGTGGCGTTTCCCGCCTCGGCATGGCCGCCAGTGCCTCCATCATGCCGCACCTCGGGCAGATGTCCGTCTGGTTGTCCGCTCGCGACAGCGCGGGCGGCTCGTCGTATGCTCGCCCACACAGCGGGCAGATGTGCGGTTGCTCCTTCATGCTGCTGCTCCTTCCTGCAAAGCTCATCCGGCCAGTGGCGGGATGACGCGGATCGTGTCGTGGTACTTGTTCAGAATGATTAGCTCGCCGTTTGCCTTCTGCTTCACGACCAGCCAGTTCTCCGGGGCGAGGCCCGCTTGCCCGAGCCGGATCTTCTGCTTGCGGGTGGGCTTCTTGCCGCGTCTCATGATCTGCCTCCTTTCCTTTTCTCGGCGTTTGTGGTAGAGTAAAAGTGAACGGCGAGGGTCGCTGAGAAATGAGAATCAGAACGACTTCCTCTAAAAGGATCTGCGGTGCGCCAACACCTGCCGATTCCAACCGCGCAAGCTCTCTCGACTTCTTTCGCTATGCTTCGGTTTGTAAACTTTCGAAGCATCGGTGCTGCTCTTGCGGTACTCCCATACGGCGGCGAGGCGTCCGCCGTGTGGTGCTTTGCCCAATTTGTAACGCCGGGAATGAATTGAAGTAAGGGGGGAAGACCCTCGCCGCTCGCTTTTACTCTACCGTTCGCCGATTTGCTATTTCCTTTTCGGTCGGGGTGTGCTATGATTTATTTTGCTTTATTCATAAACCACTTTTCGCACTTAGTATAGCTCGCATTTACGAGTTTGTCAATAGTTTTGCGTGTGAATTACCCGCAATTTCGAGGAGGTATTTTTGTGTTCAGTGCCCTACTAAAAAAACTACGCTCTGAAAAGAACCTTACCCAAGGCCAGCTTGCGAAAGAAGTTGGCGTTTCTCCCGGAAACGTCGGCGATTGGGAGACTGGGAAAAGCAAGCCGGGGTATAATGCGCTTGCTTCGCTTGCCCGAATTTTCGAGGTGTCCGCCGACTACTTACTCGAAATTGAACCGTCCCCCGCAAAAGCGAGCGACGACCTCTTCGCCCATCAGAAGACGGCGGGTTTGATCTGCGACGGCTCGCCGCTGGAGGGCGAGGAGGCCGATCTGATCGCCATGTATCGCCTCCTGCCGGAGGAGCAGCGGGAGGACATTTTTGACCTCGTTCATCTCAAATATCGAAAGCACGTCGAACGGAAAAAAGAGTCTATTTACTGGACGTATCACAACGGCAGCTCCGCAACAAAAAGCGGCCCCGCCGAGGACGCTGAAGCCCAAGGTGGAACCGCTTGATTTTTTGCGCTGTTTTGATTTAGTTGTAAATCTGTTTTCTGTCCCATTGATGAAGCGGCGAAAAACGAGGGTCGAAAGCCCGAAAACCCTTGAAAACAGGGCAATGGGACACAGTCCCATCGGTTTTGCAGATTTGTCCCATTGCTCGCCGCCTGTTTTGCCCCGCTTCGCCGCCCCGCCGCGCACGCCTCGCACGGCCAGCGCACGCCCTAATCCCCGCCGATCCGCGCCGAAAAGCCCCGTTTTCCCCAAAACTCGCACGCTCTAACGCTCCGTTAGCACGCTTGCCCCTCTTGCAATCTGCCGCCGCGTCTGCTACAATAGCAGCATGAGCCGCGAAGCTCTCGTCCTCTTGGTCTGCTGCTGTGACTTCCGGGACAGGGCCGAGCGGCTCATACCATCTAAAAGCCTCAGAAATGCCGTTATACGGGCGTTTCCGGGGCTTTTTTGTATTCTGCGTATGTGTGCGCCTCGCCGCGCCGCCGCCGTTGTGCGGCCTCGTGGGCGTGAAAAAAGCGCCGACCGCCGCCGACGCATCCTCATCTCAAGATTGTTGATAATTCGCGCCTCCGTCCCGCGCTGGAAGTCGCCGTTTCCCGCGTATTTCAAGGGTTTTCCCGCCGTCTCCCCCCTCATCCCGCCCTATCCCGCATTTCTCAAATATCCTGTCTCCCCACAACGCTCCAGCTTTTTTGTTTCGCTCCTGTCGTATCCCCAATAGGCATTATGATCATCAAGTCGGTTGGAATACCCCAAATCATTGACAATAAAGGACATAGCATAATTGAATATCTCACGATCATCCACGTTGAAGTTTCTTAACGCGCTTTGAAAAACATAACGTCCAAAATCTCCGTACATACCAAAACCTTCAAATGACATTGAACTCTGTATTTGCCAAAGTCCTTTATCGAACTTTTTATCGACATAATCTTCATCGACCGGTATAATTGGTAATGATTTATAGGGAGGAGTGATTTTTTCGTGTACAATGCGACCACTATAGGAAGGATTCTCCCATAGAAATCGTTCGATTATCAGTCTTGCATAATCACGAAGCAAAATATCAGGATAAATGAATTCTTGATCAAAAATTGTTGAGTAAACATATTCTGCTAAGGCTATGTATACGGTATTCTCCTTTTTTCGACGTTTACAGCAGGCTCCAAATACAACACCATATAAACGCTCTATAATATACGGATCATTTACTTTTTCGAAAGCTTTCAGAATCACAATACACAGATCAAATTCATTCCGCAGAATTTCAATCATGGCCTCTGAAGTATAGTCACGAAGCATGCGATTTGATGAACTCAACAGCCATCCACATAGAACAAGCAACTGACGAGCTTGTTCTTTACTCATTAAAATGCTTTGGCCTGAACTGTACAGTTTTACAAGCTGCATGAGTCGATTAGACTCGTCATAAAAAAAGCTATTGATGTGTTTTGTCCAGTAATAATCACGCTCATTAAGTTGGAAGCCCATTAGAAGTGCATGTAGAAAATCTGAGTTTAGGGGATGATTATATTTTATACTATTACCGATAAGGACTTTCCAAAAATCTTCACAAGATACTTTATACTTCTGCGCAACAGTTAAAAATACATTTCCAGAAATATACTCTTTGTCTCGCCAAACAAATGACCGCATGTATGATTTTATGATATAACTTTTCTCAAAGCCTTCGGGCAGTTCATCAATTAAATCAATGCACTCTTTACCGAATTTCTGAGCGTAAAAAGCACAGCATGTAACAAAGACATCACAATTGCTCAAATTTACTACACTATCACCGTTTATTTGCAAAATATCTTCGTGTAAAATCTCACGGATAGACGTATCGGATATACTATGAGAAAATAAACTCTTTGCAAAGAAGTAGTCATTCATTTGATCATAAGCAAAAAAATAGCGTTCATGGCCTGCGGCCAAATTCATGTGCACGAGATTTTCCTTTGCTAATAATGACATAAACTGTCTTAAAGGAAGACCATTTACAGTCCAAAACGGTATGCTCGCAAGATCGGATTCCGAAATACTTTTTTCTTTTTTATTAAAAACTAGAGTCGAAATCTCATCAACAAGAGACTGAACAATATTATCATCTTCGGTGAAACCGATGAGGTTATGCCTTTTTTCTAGTATCGGGAAAATATTCTTGTTTGCATTTTCCACTAACCTATCATACAAAATAGGAAGACTTGCTTCATCATTTCTGTAGGTTTTACAATACAATGTTAGAAACAATGGATTTTCCATTTCAGCTTCAAAGTATTCATACAAGGTAAATGGAATTCTATAATAGTCAAAAAATCGTTTTGACGCTTCTAATCCATTAAATTCAAAACCTGTATGTACAATCCTGTAAATATCTTTAGATTCTTTTTCTGATAAGAGTTCATCTTGGACTAAGGATTTTTCATACTCCATTCGATAAGTAACAGCCAACTTTACATGTGTGCATTTTTTTACCTTCTGAGAAAGTGAAAGCAGACCGTTTTTCCAAAGTCGGTAATTTGCAGTTTCATTTAATGCATCTATGCATAACAAAACACAGGAATGATGTTCTATACCCACCATTTCTAATATACTAATAAACTCACCGAAAGAATACTTTAACTCGCAATCTTGTGATAATTGGTCTAGTACCGGAAAATCAGAATAACAATT